ATACCGCCAGCTTCCGTTGCCGCTTAATGGTTTAGTTAAGAGTTGGCGAATTCTTGAATACTCCTGTCCGACCAGCCCAAGTCCAATCAACCAAACTCTGAGCGTAAAGCGTTCATTTTCAAATTGCTCCTGTGGCTTGGCAGTCACACGCTTCTTTTCCTTGGCTGTGGTGGCGAGTGCAGTTATGAATTGTGCGTAGGCCATCATATCGTTGTTGTGTTCGGCTCGAAACCAAGGAAATTCGACACCGTTTTCCAAAACTCTGATGGATATCGCATCCACACCAAGGGCTTTTTTGATGAGCGGCTCTTTCGCAGTAACCATGCGGCAAAGGTTGTCGAGGCTTTCCGGCGTAAAACCGTCCAGCGGAAGCGTTATGGAAATGATGTCCACTTCCGGCTCGGATGGCGTTTCGGTCTCGGTCGCGGCGGTTTCTTCCATCGTTTCAGTTTCAATTTCTGCTTGGAAACCGCGTTCGGCCAGTTCTTCCAAAAGGTCGCTGGAAAACTCCCCTGTGCCTGTGCCGTTTTTATCGATGCTGATGTTCCCGATGGCGTATGCGTATGTTGGCGTTTTTAAGTAGATGGCCTCTGTTCCCAAAATTTCACTGATAGCGGTCACCAGTGCCTTGCGTTCTTGCCCGGTTACTCCAAATTTGTAATTGTTCATGCGCGTTTCCCCCTGCTGGTTTATTCCCCTTGCGGCTTCGCCGTCCGAGGTGAGACCATGTTAACTCTGGTGCGCAATGATTGGTACTGGAGTGTCATGGACATGGGAAAGTGCTTGTCTTTCTTCCTATATAAAGGGAAGCGATTTATATTTCGTTATACGCCGTTTTAATTCCGTCACGAAGCAAAAACACGCCAGCATCGGTTTTTGCCGTATTTATCCACCGTTTCACGATAACATCTGCATACACCGGGTCTAATTCCATAAGGTAGGCAGTACGGTCGGTTTGTTCGCAAGCGAGGAGCGTTGTTCCCGAACCGCCAAATAAATCCAGTACCACATCGCCATTGCGTGAAGAGTTGTTTATTGCCCTGCCCACAAGCGTGATGGGCTTCATAGTTGGATGCTCTGCACTTTTCTTTGGACGGTCGAATTGCCAAACGTCGGATTGCTGACGGTCTTGGAGCGGACACAGCCGCTTTTCGCCATCCAGCCAACCATAAAAAATTGGCTCAAACTGTGTGTGATAATCCTTACGCGATAGTACCAGCGAGTCCTTGTGCCATATAATTGTGGATGACCAATGAAACCCACAATCATCTAGCGAAAAGTGTACGTTAGGCCATTCTTGCGCGGACATCACGCAATAAATCATCGCTCCCGGAAGGCAAACCGAGGCCGCCGCTTTGAAGGTTTTACGCAGAAATTCGCCAAAGTCTGCCTTGGACATATTATCGTTTTTAATTTGCCGCCGTTTCCAGCTTGGATGGGAAGCTCCGCCATAATCGACGTTCCACGGCGGATCGGTGAAAATCATGTGTACCTTCGCGCCATCCATAAGTTTGGCAACCGCACCCATGTCGGTGGAATCGCCACACATAAGACGATGTTTTCCAAGTAGCCAAATGTCACCCGGCTTTGTCAGCGGTTCTTCGGTAGCTTCCTCTGCGGCTTTGTTGACATCGAAGTCATCTTCTTCCATCTGACCGCTAATTCGCGCCATCTTTTGGCTGAGTTTATCAACTTCGTCATCTTCAAAACCTGTCAGCCGAAAGTTAAAACCACCCAATTTCAATTCTTGCAAAATCTCCGACAGCTTCGGAAGATCAAACTCGCCGGAAATTTTATTCAGCGCGATATTTAATGCCTTTTCCCGGTCGGCATCCATATCTACAATAACGCAGTCGATGTTCTCCACACCAAGCTGTTTCAAAATCTTAAACCGCTGGTGACCGCCGACAATATGACCAGTGCGTTCGTTCCAAATGATGGGTTCTACATAGCCAAACTCCTCCACGGACATGAGTAGCTTTTCGTATTCAGCATCGCCGGGTTGTAAATCTTTGCGTGGATTGTACGCCGCCGGATTAAGCTCCGATACATGCTTTTTTTGGATGTTCATATTTTCCATGATGCGCCGCCTTTCGAATGTGATAAAATTTAGTCAAGATAATAATCCCTTGGCTTAACTGATAAATCCAGTTTGCTTGGGGGAATGGGTTTTGTTACGCCATCCCTTGTAAATGTATTATCGCGGGTGTTTATTATTACTACACCGCCGCTGGGCTTACGTTCGCGCTTAACTGCCCGATAAACCGACATCACTGTAGCGACTGCCCCGTCGATCTTTTCCCGACTTTTCTTCTTGGATGGCTTCATGCCGCCAGCGGCATCGGTTTCGATATAGACATTTTCAAACATCCAGCGGAGGACAGGATTCCCACCGTGCATGAGTTTTCCATCCAACACTATCCGCATAAGCTCCTTGCTGGCCGGGGACATATCCTTGAAACCTTGCCCAAAATCCACCATCTTGAATCCTTCGCGTGTTAGATTTTGGGACAACTGCACCGCACCCCAACGGTCGTAGGCAATTTCCTCAATCTTGTATATTTTGTTTAATTCCTCTATTTTTTTTTCGATGAAATCGTAATAAATGATGTTCCCCTCGGTGGCTTCTAAAAATCCCTCACGCGCCCATTTATCGTAGGGAACATGATCGCGCTTCACACGCTCATTCATGTTATCGCGTGGAATCCAAAAGAATGGCAAAATGTAATAATTTCCGTTTGGGTCATCTTTGACTGGGGGGAATGCCAGCACCAGCGCGGCGATGTCATCGGTGGAAGCCAAGTCAAGCCCTGCGTAGCACGGCCTTCCCTTCAACATAGCCGGGTCAAATGGCGCAGAACCTTTTTCGTATTTTTCCATCGGCAACCACTTCACGACAAAATTTGTCCACTGGCAAAGAAAAAACTGACGAAATAGCGGCTCCTCTGATGGGTTTTGTTTCGCTGAATTACAAGCGTTTTGGTAATATTCCTCATCCACGATTTTGCCATAAGATGGGTTTGCTTTGCGCCAAGTTTCCGGGTCAGTCCAGTCGGCCTCATCGGGAGCGGAAAATACCGCAGGGTAATAGGTGTGGTCGATTTTGCGGCCTTCTAAAATATCAACGGCCTTACTGTATTCTTCATAGCAGATGCTGTTACGATTGTTGCCAGCGGTCGTTATGACAAAATTTAGCGGCTGTTTCCGCGCCGCACCCGCACCCCGAACCATAGTGTCGTACAGCTTGCGGTCGGTTTGTCCGAGTAGCTCGTCAAAAATACAACCGTGAATATTCAGTCCATATTTTGTGGACACTTCGCTGGACATAGCGGCATAGAAGCTGTTGGTGGGTTTGAATACGATGCGCTTTTGAGATTCCACAATTTTGCAAAGCGCGTTAAGTGTCGGCTGGCGTTTAATCATTTGACAGGCAACATCAAAAACAATGCTGGCCTGTTTGCGGTCGTTTGCCATGCCGTAAATTTCCGCACTTTGTTCACCATCAGCGCAAAGCAGATAAACGGCCACAGCCGCCGCAAGTTCGGATTTACCGGATTTTTTGCAAGTCAAAACAAAACAATGATTAAACTGTCGCGCACCGTTGGACTTAATCACCCCAAAGATATCGCGGACGATTATCTCTTGCCAAGGTAAAAGCAGGAAGGGTTTGCCAGCCCATTCGCCTTTTGTGTGTTGCAGTTGCTCGATAAAAGCAACAGCATGGTCAGCGCGGCGTTTGTCGTACCGGGAATCCTCTGCCATGAAGCGCGTGGGAGTATAAACAAATTTTTGTGCCATTATGTATCACCTATTTTCGTGCATATATTTTTCAGCATAAAATTGTCGCATAAATTATCCGCCCTGCCGCTCTTCCAACGAAATCCGGGAATGACAGGATTTGCACAGGGGTAGTAAATTATCATCCCTGTCCGAGCCGCCATCTTCCACCGGGATTATGTGGTGGGATTCCACCGCCGGGGTCAACCTTCCGGCCTTTTGGCATTCAGCACAGAGGGGATTTCGTGCCAAGAACGATTTACTAATTTTTCGCCAGCGCGTGTCATAATGCGCGGCATTTGTGCGGCGATTGTACTGTTTGCGATGCTCCGGGCAATAGCGTGTTCCGGCCTCTACCAACTCACCGCACCCCGAATGTCCACATTGGCGCAGGGATTTATATGGCATCGATGCCCACCTCCATTCCCCCGGTAGCCATTTTTATGAGCCGCATCAAGGCTTCCGCGATTTCGTCATAGGAGCGTTTATGCATATCCGTTATTTTGAGTGGTTCTTCGCAATGCGGACAGACTTTTTCGATGCTCCTGTCCACAAAATCCTCTCGAAGTGCCTGATATTTGGCGTAATCTGCCACCAACTGCGGCGATAAATTTATCAAAGCATGAAATGGAAATTCATCGGCAACCTCGCGGTAGATGTCCAATTCATGGGGATTTTCCGGCTGGGCTTTTTTGAATGG